TTAACTGTAGCATTTACAGTCACAACAGGTTTTTTAGAGAACCCAGCAATAATGCCAATAATAATGTTTTTAACAACATTATATGCAGCTTCAATAATATGGATATGAATTATTAAAATATTTTTAATAACAACCCACACTTTGCCTAGGTCTTGTTCGATAGTACTTATTTTCATAGTTACTCCTTTGTTAAAGTTAAACTAACATAATTAATTATATATGTCACCCCAATTTTCTCCTGATTCATAATCAACTTTATTAGGAACATCTAATTGTACAGCATTTTCCATAATATTTACTATTTTTTTAGCATGTTCTGGTGATTCTACAGATAAATCTAATTCATCATGTATTTGTATATGAGCAATTATTCCTTCTTTATACAAATCTAACATAGCTTTCTTAGTCATATCTGCAGCAGAACCTTGTATTAATTTATTAAGAGCTTTGTATGTACCAGCTCTTTTAATCCCTGGTCCATGTTCCAATAATGCATCTTCATGAGGCAATGCTCTATGCATACCAAAGCTATTAGGTTCCCATAAATGAAACCTACATAATCTACCAAGTAACGTTCTTATCTGACCACGTTCCTGAGCTCTATTCATAGTAGCGTTTGTTAATTGTTTAACAAATGGAACTTTAGCATGATACTGTTCAAATAGTTCAGCAGCTTTTTCTTTTGATAAACCAAGTTCTTCTTGTAGCTTACCTTTACCCATTCCATAGAATAATCCTAAGTTAATTGTTTTAGCTTGTGATCTTGGTATACCTGCCATATCAGCAACTATCTGGTGAAAGTCTGTATTAGGATCATCTTTATAAGATTCTACAACATCATATACCGATGGATATTTTTGTAATGATGCGTAATGCACAACTAATCTTGGTTCTTGTTGTGAATAGTCAAAACACCCCCAAGTACAATTTTCTTCAGGTAAGAATAAAGAACGTACCATTGGTCCTAAGTCTTTATTACGAGCTGGTATCTGTTGTAAGTTTGGATCTCTATAAGAAAATCTACCAGTAACAGTTCCACCATCATCAGATTTTAATTGATTAATTTGAGCATGAATTCTACCATTATGTTCCCATTGAAATAAACCATCAATAAAATCTCTATATGTTTTATTATACTCCCTAGCTTTAGATATTTTTTGAGCTATAGGATGGGGATGTTCTTCTAAAAAGTTTTTAGGAAAAGTTGGATTATTTTTATCAGTTTTTTCATAATCAAGTTTTAAATAATCAAATAGTTTAGCAACCTGTCTTGGAGCATCAATGTTAATATCCATTCCTGTTTCTTTTTTAATTTCAAATAGAATCTGTTCTTCTTTTGCAACTAATTGTTTCTTTAACATGAATGCACGTTCACGATCTACTCGAACACCTTTAAGTCTCATATCAAGAAGACATGGAAATATATCTGTCTCTAAATTAAATATATGTTCTATATCTTGATGAACTATTTCTCTTTTAAAAACTTGCCAAAGAGCTAAAGTAAGTTCAGCATCTTTTTCAGCATAAGCTCCAACTTGAAAAGGAGGAAGTTTCCAAAGATCTGCTTTAGGATCTAATCCTCTTGACTTGGCAGCTTCATTTAAAGCTTTCTCACTTTTACCATAACCAAGATAATCCCAAGACAAATCATTTAAATTATATTTAAATCTATTCTCATCAATCAAAGAAGCCGCAATCATAGTATCTACGATTAAACCATTGATTTTAATACCTAATTTCTTTATCCAAGCCACGTCATACATAGCATTATGGAACACTTTTATAGCATCTGATGCCATAGTATCAGCAAACCAATTTAAAACTTTTTTTCTATCCATGTTAACACCTGATCCATGACCAAATGGAAAATAAAATGCTTTACCTGGAATAGCTACAGCTATACCTACAACATCTCCATTACCTGTTATAAATCCAGGTGCTCCATTTTTAAGACCAGGATCTCTTGTTTCCAAATCTATTGCTATCTCATCATAAGATCTTAAATCTGGAAAACTTTCTGGTTCAACCCATTCTGTTTGTGCTTCAAATATTGGTACTTTCATATTGAATAATCCCTTTCTATTACCATTTCTAAATAATGAATAGCTTTTAATATATCTTCTTTTTTACCTTTCAATTTATGTCTACATATATACTTGATTGCATTACCTTCTGCAAATGGTAAATTATTTTCATTTATAAATTTAGAAGGTTGTATTTTCATTAGTTTGTAATGAGCTCCTCCCACCTGTTTAAAAAACGTCTTATTTGTCATAGTTGATAACCATACCTTTCTTTTTTTGATTTAAGGATATATAGATTCTCCATTGACCTAGTAGAACCTACATACCATACCCTGTTTTCCTCATCTTGTTTATCTACATTGATTGCAACAGATTTTCTTATTTTATCTGCATTGTCTAATACTAAGACAACATTTTTACACTCACCACCTTTTGCTGCATGTATTGTAGATACTTCAATTCTTGGATCTTCACTTAATTTTTCATTATTAGATAACATAGTTCTAATATAAAGTTCTTTATGTTCATCTAAATTTGTAAATGCTTCATACCAAGGAGTTCCTTTAACATAACCTAAATCTTCTATTAAAATTTCTGTTTTATTTTTAAATTTACTTTCATCATATACTTCACTTAAATATTCATAAATATCTTTACAATCTATTATGTTTATTGATTTACCAAGTGTAAGATCAGTCCATTTCAATATAGATTTATACAATGTATTATCAAAACTTTTACCATATTGATTTTTAAAATATAAACTACGTTCTTTTAAAAAATTAGAAATTTCTAAAGATCTATATATTGTACGAGTTAAAATAAGCCATTTATCATTAAATAAATTAATATTATCAAGGTTAAATAGATGTTCTACTTTTCCATGTATTATGTTACCGTTATTATCTTTTTTTGCATAATATTTCTTTTCTTTCCGTGGTCCCTGAATCCTGCTTAATATTACATTAGAAATGTCTAATACAGCCTGGGGAATACGTCTTGATTGCTGTAATACTTCTTCAATAGCCGGTTCATTAATAAATCTATTTACATCAGCCCCTGCCCAAGCAAATATGGCTTGATCATCATCACCTGCAAGAAATACATCTTTAGAATGAGCTTTTAATATATCAAACATTTGCCATTGAATAGGAGATAGATCTTGAGCTTCATCAATAAAGATAACTTCAAAATCTGGGCATACTTCTGGTTTTGATATAAATTTAATAATCATATCTGTATAATCATCTAAATTAGCTTGTTTTTTAAAATTTATAAAATTAGCATATATGTGATTAAGAATATCTAAATCTATATCTCTACTCCATTCATTAGTATTAAATTCATCTTCAATAGAAATATTCTTTATTCTAGCTTTACTAATCAATTTAAAATATTCATTATCACAATTTAAATAACAACCTTCCTTATCTTCTGAATATGCATTAATCCTAATACTTAACTCTTTTCCTATTTGTTCATAATGAACTGGTTGCATAACATTTTCTTCTCTCATACCTAATCTATGAAATGCTAATGAATGTAAAGTTTGAAAAAACTTAACATCTGATCTTGTATATTCTGAATGCATCTTTAAAAATCTATCTCTAGCTTCATTGGCAGCTTTTCTAGTAAAAGCAAAATAACCAATTTTATTTAAAGGTACATTATTTTTTAAATATCTATTAACTTCATTTAATAAATACTCTGTCTTACCTGTTCCTGGAGGGCCTAATACCTTTTTAATCATTAGAATATATCTTCTTTGCTCTTCATAGGTAGTACTTCTACTTCAGAAGATTCTTTTTTAAATTTTTGTATTGGAACTTCTATTACTTCTACTCCATAAGAAATTTTCTCATTATCCTTCTTAGGAAATCTTTTTTGAATACCAAATTCTGCTTTAAATAAATCTTTTAATTTTTCTCCTGTATGTCCTTTAGTTTCTTTCCATTCTTTATTTTTTAAAAAATTATAAAAACTAGAAAATCTAAAATAAGCATGGTCTTTTTCTATTAATACAGCTCCAGTTTTAAATGAAGCATGTGATTTAGCTTGTGGTCCATTAATATATTCTCTTAAATATTCTTCTAATTGTTCATTAGGTGATGTTCCTTTAGGTGGTTGATGTATTTCAGTAGG